CAGCTAGATGTCGCTGGTGTACACAAGAGGGGCGGAGAGTACATAGAGTCCGAGTTGCAGGCCGCAGTAAACACGGACGAGAACAATCTAGCTGCTGTGCAAGAAGTCATTAGGCTGGCAGGAGACCGCAAGGCGTGGCTGTTCTTTTGTGCTGGCGTGAAGCATGCTCATGCGGTTGCCGATGTGCTGAATGATTGCGGAGTGACTGCAAAGTGCATTACAGGGGAAACCCCTAAAGCAGAGCGGGAAAATTGTCTAAAGGAGTACAAAGCCGGGCAAATCAGGGCATTAACCAACTCCAATGTGCTAACGACGGGCTTTGATTACCCTGATATTGACCTGATTGCCATGCTTCGGCCGACGATGTCTCCAGCTCTTTACGTTCAGATGGCCGGCCGAGGTCTCAGGCCGAAGAGTCACACCGATCATTGTCTAGTTCTGGACTTTGCCGGGGTGGTCAGTACGCACGGGCCAATTACCAACGTCCAACCACCTAAGAAGGCTGGATCCGGTAACGGTGAGGCACCTGTTAAGGTTTGCGATAACTGTGACGAGCTGTGCGCTATCTCTGCGACAACTTGCCCGGCATGCGGACACCCTTTCCCGCCACCAGTCAAAAAGGAGTTGACTCTCCATCTTGACGACATCATGGGCATTGAAGGGATTGAGATGGAGGTCACCAGCTGGACGTGGCGCAAGCATTTAAGCCGCACCAGTGGAAAAGAGATGTTGGCTGTGACTTATTACGGGGGGCTGAGTGATGTCCCTGTGACCGAGTACTTGCCAGTCATGCATGATGGCTATGCGGGCCAGAAAGCTGCGCAAAACTTCATCACTATCGCCAGAAGCGCAGGAGTTCATACAAGTGCGCAAGGCTTGGATGAAGCAGTTGCATCAATGAAGGGTTCACATCCCCCGTCACTGGTGGAGTACAAAAAGGATGGCAAATTTTACCGAGTGATACGGAGAGAATGGAAATGAGCAGACCGCCAGAACCTGAAGTTGTCGTACTGTTCAGAGCAAGAAAGAAAGAACCCGTGCCGAGGTGTTGCCACACTTGCGACAACTACAACGAAGCTGGGTGGTGTGCGCTGTTTGATGTGAAACCGCCTGATGAATTTACCAATTGTTTAAATTCTTGTCCTGAGTGGATAGAGGAGGTTCCATTTTGAACAAGCAAGAAAAACTGAAATTTGAAAGAATATCTAGGCTGTTGGAAGTAGAGCGTAAACGTGCAGAGCAAGCATGGGAGGGATATCGGTCTGCTCTGTACCAACTTGTTGATTTGCAGATGAAAATGGAACTCATACAGAAAGCAATCAATGGAGAAGAATGACATCCCAACAGAACACGAAGAACAACGAGAGTTCGTGAAGTGGTTCCGCCAGCATTGCAAAGGGGTGCGGATCATTGCAATCCCGAACGGAGGAGCCAGAAGCATTTCAACCGCTGCCAGGTTAAAGGCTGAAGGCGTGTCAGCAGGTGTACCGGATCTGTTCATCCCTGAATGGAACGTCTGGATTGAGATGAAGCGCAAGAAGGGCGGAGTAATTAGCCCAGAACAGACGGACTGGATAGCCTACTTGCGCAACATTGGTTACCTGGTTCTCGTATGCAAAGGCGCCGAAGTTGCAAAAGAACACATCTTGGAATTCTGCAATGAAGAAGAATAGAGATCGCCCAACCTACTCGCATTGGGATCTGTTGATGGCTAGTGCAACAGAGCCTATCCCGAAGGCAAAGCAAAGGCATCACTTGCTCAAGATGTACGAGGGGCTTAGGTCGCTTGAGCAAGCCGAGGCACCAACGTTCCACGACTGGATTGCCTGCTCTGATGCCGTGAACATGATGGAGACCTTGACCGAAATGGGTGTGTGTTCAGATGCCAGCGGTCTACTGAATGACGCCATAAAAGCCCTTGCTGAGGCTGGAGAGCGTTACAAGAAGCACAATGTGCTCAGGCTTACCGGAGAGGGGATAGCAGCACTCCGGGCTGTCTTGGAAGACTATGCGGAAGTCATCACATCGGTGCCCGCCAGGACGTTAATGCAATGCCACGTCAGAACAGAGGCTAGGTTCAGGGATCTACTGGCAGGCAGGGGCCGAAAGGATGACATTGTTGTAAGACCGTTCAATAAATAATTGACATTGTGTTGTCAAATCTGCACAATACACACACCGCAACCAAACAACCGGAAGGACTCCAAATGTTTTGCTCTAACGACACCGATCTGAACGAATATTTCAAGCGTCAAGAGGAAGCGGAAAAAAGATATCAAGGCGCACGTGCTCGAGTTTTGAATGATATGGACTCTGCCGAGATTGACGTCGGTGAAATTCTGTGGGCTTTTAAGCAGTTCGAGCAGAATTTGATGACTGCCCAGCAAGTTGGCGAGTTCATCATTGAGCATTGTGATGGCATCGTTGACGCCAAGATAGAAAAGCTGCTGTAAGTTTTTGGGGGTCTTAAAAGGTAAGACTTGGTGAGCCAAGCGCCCCCGCCATTAAATTCGAGAAATCTAATGCAAAAAAAACAAGGCAGAGGCGAAGATATGCTGAGGGCATTAAAGGAGTTCGGCCCGATGACCAGCGTAGAAATTTGTGCGCAGATTGGCACAACTAAAAGCAGCAGCGGTGCAATTCTTGGCCGCTTAATGAGGCAAAGCGTTACTAAACCAAAACGGGTGTATATCCTTGACTGGACTTACGATTCTGAAGGAGCTAGGCGGTATCCTAGACCGATTTACGCGATAGGCGACAAGAAGGACAAGCCGATGCCAAAAGCATCGCCTGCTGAAAACCAACGGCGGTACAAGCAGAAAAAATCCAAGATGGTAAACAGCGTGTTCCAGCTTGGTGTTCCAATCAAAATGAGATTTAAATCAACATAAGAGGAAACAATGGACATTGACACAACACTGCAAGAACGCGGAGAGCGTTACGGGAAATTTGTTGAGCACGCAAGAATTACCCAAGAGCTCAAAAGGACAATGTTTGCCAACATGAACTATAAGCTGTCAGACGATCAAGCTGAGGCGCTGGAAATGATCGCCCATAAACTTGGGCGCATTGTCAACGGTGATCCAAACTATGTGGATAGTTGGGTTGACATTGCAGGATATGCAACTTTGGTTGCCAAACGATTACAAGGTGAGATCGTATGAATTGCACTGGCTCATGTTGCAATAAGTCTCTCTGCTCTTGTGCGGAGTACAAGATGTTTTGCACTGTCTCAAAATTAACTGTTTTTGGGTTCTTGATAGTTATCTTTTTTGGCATTTATTTGTAAGCCAAGAAATAACAATCTTTCTGCAACTCGACGACGTTGCAGGCCAGGCAGGATCTTTCCTCCTGCCTTGTTAAATCTTAGAAACTGATCCGCTGCGCCGTTTATGTCGCCTCGGGTCAGTTTCATTTTGAGGGTTGATCTTTGCAGGGTGCCAAGCCCGAGATTGAATGCGAAACTAACCAGAGCATCAAATTGATGTTGCGGCAGGTTTGCTCCACATAGTCTTGCCACGCCCGATTCAAAACGATAAAGGTCGTTTCGTAGAAGTCCATTCACCTCATCCTGTGTGAAACTGCGCCGATGTTCCAGCTTTAACGGCAGGTGTCGCCTACCGTCCAACGATAGGTAATGCTGCTCAGGGTAAAGAACGTGCCCCACTCCAACCGTCCAGAGCATAGCAGGGCACAAATAAGGCTTAAGCCGGACACCCTCAAAGTGTTTAATGAGGTCTATGCCGGCCTTGGATGTCTTCATTTACCGAAGGCTCGACCACCAAAATGGAACGCTATGATGGATGCAAACAGGGCCTGGGTGTTCTCATCCCATAGCTGAGCGGCCAGGCTGTCGAACGATGCGCCCATCCTGACGCCGTGGATAAATATCCCGATGTCTATCAACACAAGCAGCGAAAAGAACCCATAGGTGATGACAGGTCGCACGCTTGCCCGCAGGTTCCTGACCCATGTGCTGGTGCCGTCTTGGATGGCAGCATCGTGGACGTAAATGGATTTAGTTTCCTCAACCTGGGCGCCAATCCGAGACTGGATCTGCTGATTGACCGCCTCCATCTCCAGCTGGACGTTACGGATCTCTTCCAGCTTTGCCTCAGCATCAAACCCGAGCTTGCGCAACTGCAACTCACGCTCCACCTGCATCCTTGCCAGCTCAAGTTCATGCCGCTTGTCACCTCGATCTTGGAGGAACTCCAAGAACTTAGGCAAGCCGCCAGCCAAGAAGGAACAAATGGTGCTGATGAGTGTGAGCATTATGGTTTATCTACCTTGTGATCCAACTTGTCGCTAATCTTGCCCAACAAAACCTTGATCTCGCCCATATCATCTCTGTAGTCATCGCGCCGAACGTACCTGGAGGGCATGTTCCTAATGTCGGTGTCTAATCTCTCAATAGCCCGGTAGATGTGACTCAAGATCCAGCCCCCGAAGAAGCCTGCTACGCTGACTGCAATGTTGAAGATGAATTGGGTTTCCATTGGTAGAGTCGCTTATTGATTTTGACTGAGGGAGTTAACGATCAATTGTTGAGTAGGCGTAGATGTTCTGAACAATCCTGCAAGAGCATTGGTTCCAACTGGGAAGCGTTGTGAAATTCTTGGCAAAACACTTGCTGCTCTACCTGCACCATAAGCAGCTTCACCAACCAACCTAGGTGATGTTAACGGAAGGGCGGCTAATACCGCAGGATTTACCAGAGAGGCTGCGCCACCAAGACCAAGTGCGCCTCGGCCAGAAAGCGACCGAGGAATAACATCAGACATCAATTGCCCAGCAATTGCGGGCCTAAGTTGCTGTCCGGTCTGAGCCTCAAGTTGTCCGATCAATGCTTGCTTATAGTCACCAGATGGTGTCTTTTTCAATGCTTGCATAATCTTATTAAGTGCGGTTTCCTTCTTGATTTTGTCTCCGCCCCCCAATGCATCGCTGATTTCCCTGATCAGTTTGGTCTGAGTTTCATATGCCTTCATAGCATCTTTGTACCCAGGTACGCTGTCGGTAATGGTTTGTT